CAATATACGTTATGTTGGTATAAGAGAAAATACTAATGAGACAGTTAACAATATGAGATTGTTACCAATGTCTAATTTTCTTAAAGATAACGCTGAAAAATACAATTCTGTTTTGTACACAGACGTCTTTGACGTTGTTTTCTTAACTGATCCTTTCACCCCTATGGATATTGATAGCTACGACATTTTCGTAGGGGGAGAAGGTATCCTTCACAGTCAGGAACCTTGGAATATGGATGTAATGAATAAATGTTGGCCTCAATACTCTGATTCTATAAGAAGTCAAGAAGTATTTTGTAGTGGAGTTATAGGAGGTACAATGTTAGGAGTTTCCAATTGGTTAAAAGAAATGAATAATATTTGCCAATATAGTAAGAAAGGTCATGATATAGAAGATCAAGGAGCTATGAATATAGCTATAATGAATAATACAAAATATAAAGTAAAATATTTCGATATAAACGATAACTGGGTATTACATATGGCTACAGGAGGTCCTACTCAATTTTTTGAATCTTGGGGTTTTAGAAGACATATAGAAAATAAATTTGGTAAAATACCTAACTGGAAAGACTATTCTATTGTACATCAGTTCAATCGTATCCCACATATACATGAAGAAATAAAAACTCTTATATGATTAAGAATGTAGTATGTACATATAAAAAAACTTATGACTCTTATAAAAACTACTGGGATAATTGTGGTTTAGAGTTTGATTATCTTACTGATGTATCAAGATACCCTTTAGATGTAGGTAAACAATACACAGAAAAAGATATTAGAGAAAATTTTAACTTTAGAGATGAAGTTAGTAATAAACATTACTGGAACTCCCATGGCAATCGTAACGTTATCTGGTTTTATGCGCATTTTCGAATGCTATTTTATTTCTTAGACACAAAAGGTTATGATTATTATTGGTTTTATGACGATGATGTATCGGTTGCCGATTGGGAAGTTTTCCATAAAAGTTTTGAAGATAACAATAGTGATTTTATATCACTTTATTGTTTTAAACACCCTTCAGTATATGATCAAATAAATATTCCTAGAATGAACGAAAAGTCCTATTCAGGAGTAGAATGGTTTATGAGATTTCCAGGATATAACGATAGATTACCAAGAACTTGTAATAATATATTTGGTTCTTTCTTTCCTATAGTACGTTTATCTAAAAGATCTCTTAATTTATTAACAAGATTACTAAAAGACGGTACTTATGGTTATTCTGAAGGTTTTGTACCTACTATTTTAAACCATCATGGTTATAGTTTAGATACTATCTTTGATGAAAACTCTAAGGCTAAGTATTTTGACGATAAAATAGTTAACGTTTTACATAAAAACACTAAAGTTACATGGGATTGGATATAAAACCTACATTAGTATTAGCATTATTTGATATAGAAAGAGATAAATGGGATAATTTTACTATGTCCTACCACACTTATCTACATTGGATGAGGAATTGTTTATCTTTAGATGCTAATTTAGTCATTTATACAGAAGAAAAGTTTTTTAAAGCCATTTATGGTAACAGAAAAACGTATGATCCTGATATGACCAAGACTAAAATAATCGTTCAGAGCCTTGAGGAATTAACTGCATATAAGTTATGGTATAAAAGACTTACGAACCTTATGGAGACACAAGAATTCACAAGGAGAGCACACTTTAACGTACCAGAGATGACTAAGCCTTTATACAATGTTATAATGTTCCAAAAATTATACTGGTTAAGACATTGTAGAGATAATAAATTCTTCGATAATAATATTTTAATCTGGAAAGATGCTGGTACCTATAGAGATGAGATAGAAAAGTATGCTAATAAGAAATGGCCAGCTATAGAGAAGATTAATATGGATAAACCAACATTCTTTAGCCATCATATACCTATATCTATCAATAATATTGAATCTCATGCATTGTCTCAAATGAGATTTATACATGGTACGTGTTTCTTAGTACCAAATAATACTTTAGATAATCTTATTGACGAAGTAGAGTATACTATCAATGATAGTTTACAAAATCGTTATATTGGAAGTGATGAGAAGATGTTTGATATTACCTATAGAAGAAATCCTGACAATTATAATTTAATTAAGTCGGATTGGAGGCAATATTTTTCATTTTTTATCTAAATAGTCTATCAATTTCTTAAATATCCATGCTCCTAAGGCTCCTACGAAACCTAAGACTAAAGCCATAAGGATATCTCCAAAATGTATAAATCCTATAGATCCACTACTAAAGAAACCAGCTGCCTGGTATTGAGTATTTGAAATATCCATATATATTTATATATTAGTTCGGTTATTCTGAATAAATTTATCTGCAAAGAAACCTTCAATAGAGAAACCTTTTATTTCACCATTTTTTACTTTCTCCCAAACTTCTTTATCTTCGATTTTATATTGACCGAACCAAGTACCTTCTGGATAGTTAAAACCATATACTTGTTGCTTATCTTTATCCATGTCTTCTACAATCCAACTTGATACCATATAAGCATCTACTGGATTATCAGGGTCATGTTCAAGATTCATTTTGTCTATAACTTTATCTCTCATCATTTTTTGAGATAATTGTTGTATAGTCTCTTTTGAGAAGAATACATAATAAGGATCACCATTTTCATCCATTCTAAAGATTAATTTATCTGGAATCATTAATGGTCCTACTACCATTTGTTTATCATCGTCAAAAGCAAACTTATATTTTATATTTTGAGACTCAAATTTAAGAGCTTTCTTAAATATATCTTGTTTAGATTGTTCTTCTCTTATTCTTTCTAATTTACCTTTAGCCCATTCTATACCTGCTCTACCACCCCATGCATCTACCATTAATCCCCCACATCCTTCTGAGTAAGGTACGTCTTCATGTTGTAAGTGTCTTGCGAAAGAAGCCATCCTTGCAATAGTTTCTTCTGAAATTGGCTCTCGTTTAGCAAGCTGATTAGCTCTTGCCCAACCAACTCTAGTTCCACAATCGTTTTCTGGATGCTCTTCTTTCCATTTAAGGGCCCTCTTTGCTGCATTAGTAGCTGACTCGGGATAATCGGTGTAAGATTCGAATTCATATTTTTCTAGTAAATCATCGGTTAAATCACTGTGTTCGTTACAGGGCATATACCACACTTTACCATCTATTTCATGTTCGTGTGATCCTTCACACCCTAATTCTTTTGCTACCCTTTCTGCTTCTTCTTTTGTATCAAATAGTGGTTTACCGTCCTGGAGTATACTTGCAAATTCACTTTTATATCTTGATAATCCATCATAACATATTGCTGCTGCTTGATCTTCATCGTATCCTTCATCTCTTAATTTAGGTATACATCTATCCATGTAAGATTCTCTAGATTCACCAGGTAATCTATCAACGAACAATTCGTGAGTAATAAGTTGCTGTATAATATAGTCAGATATAGCTTGATTGTTAAAAGCATAAAAGTCTGCTTCTATAGCTGGTTCTTCTACTAATGCTACAGCATCAATACCAGTTAAATCTGATAGTTCGTCAATAATTAATTCTAAAATCTTCATGTTTATAAATAGTTTTTATCCTAAAGTTCTTCTATTGTTAAGTCTAGCGTCAGCTTCTAGTCCATTTCTTGCATCTCCTGATAGAACATAAGCTCTAATAGCTGGAGTAGGACAAACGTCTGCTGCAGGTGCTTGTGCTTGAGAAGCTAAAGATGGTGCTGCGGGTGTAGCTCCTCTACCACCTGAAACTGATGTTGATGGCGTCGGAATGTCCCCTCCAACTCCTTTACCTGCTTTTTTAGCACCTCTTACTGCACTAACTACTGCTGCAATAATACCTGCCGCTTGTACTGCATATGCTATAAGTAACGGAATATTTTGCGGAAATCCAACTGCTGCTGTTTTTGCAGTACCTGCTGCAATAGCAACTGTAGATTCAGAAGCCTTTAAGGTTGCAAATGTTACTGTCTTTTTAGCCTCCATAATTAATTCTTTGGCTGCTAATATTTGTTTTGCTATCAATAATCCTCTACCTACTTTAGTTTCTGCTCCTGCAATAGCAATTAAGTTATCAAGCTGCATAGCTTTTGCTTGATTTAACTTATCTATATTAGCTAATTGCTGAATAAGTAGATCTTCATCTAACTTTCTTTGTGCATGGTTAATTATTTCTAGATTTTCTAGCTTTATACCTTCAACTTCAAGTTGTTCTAAACCTTTTGCAGTTAAAGTATTGACTGTAGCAACAACTTCTCTTCTTTTTACAGTTTCTGTAGTTGTTACGTTTTCTGCTTCAGCATCTCTTATTCTTTTCCTTTCAGCAGCTTCTAAAGCTAGCATTTCTGTTTCTTTCTTATAGATCTCTTCTTTTTCTGCACCAGTTTGTTTAAGTAAACTTAGTTCAGCCTTCATTAACTCCATTCTCTTCTCATAGATCATCTCTTCAGTAGCTCCAGCTGCTTGTAATACAGCTAATTCTCTTTCTAACTTCTGAATAGTCTTATTTGTTGTCTCTTCTAATGCTATAGCAGCTCTTTCTGCTTCATCTGGTAAGATACCTAAAAACTCTAGTACAGGTCTAGCAGCATCGAATAGTTTATCGAACATTTTCTTAACTCCTTCAATTGCTTTACCTATAAATGGTACTGAATTAGCAAATCTTTTAGCTGCCTTAGTTATTTCGTCAAAATTAGCTACTACTAAACCTAAAGCTACTACAAAAGCACCTATTCCAGTTGCTACAAGTGCTTTACTGGTTGTACTACCAAATAATTTAGCAGCAATACCAGATTTTTTCATTACTAGAGAAAGGTTACCAAATCCTTCTGCAACATCTTTAACTCCTAAACCTACTGCGATAGCAGATGCTGCTTTTTTCTCAAATTCTCCGAATGCTTCTGATTCTACACCTAATACTCCTAGTGTACCTACTACAGAAGCTAATGAACCACCAAAGACTTTAGCTGCTCCATCAGCAGCCATAAGCTTATCTTCTAACTTTAAACCTTCTATCTCATTGTTTGTCTTTTCAATCTCAGCAGTTAATGCTTGAGCTTCTTTAGATAAGGTTTTAAAAGCTTCACTATTTCTATCGACATCTTTTAACTCTTCGTTAACCTGAGCTAATTCATCCTCAAGTTGTCCGAGCGTTTTCGATTCGACGTCTATTTCGACTTTATATGTTTTAGTGGCCATATATATAAATAAGTTTTTTAAACTTTAAGGTCCTATTCTTCGTGAGGAACCTCCATTTCCAAGAAAACTTCATGAGGTATTCCCATTTTTTGGAATTCTCTAGCTACCTCTAGTAGTCTTTCTGGCGGTAAGTTCTTTACTTTTACGTGAGACATTATGTATTGATGTTATAAGTTACTCCACTTGTTAAAGTTAACCCACTTATGGTTAACGTACCAATAGATTCAGGAGTATAATTAGTTCCTGCACCATTATTATCAGTATATGTAGATCCTGGACTATAAGTACAAGACCAAGTACCGGAAGTTAAGTTATCTCCTTGTATAGTACCTGATAAAGTACCAGATCCTGGATTACCTACAGTATTTCCGTTAATTAATCCCATTGTAGCTGTTCCTGTATTAGTATCTAGTAAAAACTGTGTTATAGCTAATGAAGAAACGTTACCTACACCTCCTATACCATATCCTTTCTCAATATTAGCACCAAATATAGAAGTATAATAACAATCTGTACCTGGTAATGGTATTTGAGTACTAGTTGGTGTTACTCCTGTACCAATTCCTAAAGAAGAAGGACAACCAAATAAAGTACCTCTATGGAAACCGTTAAATACAGTAGATCCAAAAGTATAAGTACCCATTTGTAACCTAAATCCATTATTTAACGTAGGTAATGCAGCTGGAGTAGGTGTTGGTGTAACAGGTCCTGGTGTTTGTGTAGGAGGAGGACCAAAAGGATAAACTACAATCTGATTTACACAATCATTTGTATTAGATTTTATTACATATTGATCACAAATTGTATTTGTACAATACCCAGCAGCTAAACTAGCCGAAGAAACATTTGTAGCTATTTCATTTCCAGGATCTGCACTTTCACAAAAGATTGTAAAGTTACCTTCTAATCCTGAACCTGATGTTAATGTTAATGTTACTGAACCTGGCATATTATGGACAATTTGTTATAAGTTGTATTCTACCATCAGATGCAATCAATGCTGCTCTTCTAGCTGAACTTGCAAATGCTTCTAAGCTCCAATATTGACCTCCACCGTTGAAAGGAGTACTTAGACTAGTGTTTGTATATATATAGTCGTTAGCTACTAATGCTGGAACATCCTTACCTACTGTATAAACTACATTCAATCCTGTATCAGCACATGCATTAGATGTATTACCATGTGAACTATTTCCTCTATATATCTGTTGTGCAGATGGAGTAGGACTTGGAGTAGGTGTTGGTGTTGGTGCTACACAATCACTTGCTGCAGTAACGTTACCATTAGTATCTACTCTTACTTCTCTTTCTGGAGTTGTACCTATTTCAGTAGCTACACCATAGTAATCATTTCCTCCATTGAATGGTGTTGTTAAATTAGCATCTGCATATAATACATCTCCTACTTGAATATTTAATCCTCTAGTTCTTGTAGTATAGAAGTCTCCATCACTTGCAGTAGCACCACAAACTAATCCTTGAATACTTTGACCCGTAGTTTTATTCAATGCATACACTGTAGGTGTAGGCGTTGGTGTCGGAGTAGGTGTACTAGACGGAGTCGGTGTAGGACCTACAGGAGTTGGAGTAGGAGTTGGTGATACACAACTTACAATACTTGTTATACCACTAGCCTGAGTATAGTATACTCTTATTTTAGCTGTTTCATTACCTACACCACTATCTGTTATACCTATGAACTGGTTATTAGCAGTTATTTCGTTATTTGTAGCTACATCACTATATAATCTCATTCCTGTAGACCAATCAGCTAAGTTTATAGAAGCTGTAGTATAGTATGTATTAGGAGTAGTAAATAAACATGCATTTCCTGCTGTAGACGTTGCACTAGTTCCATACCATGAGTTAAATGATGGTGTAGGAGTAGGAGTCGGCGTAGGAGTAGCACTTGGACTTGGAGTTGGAGTAGGTAAGAACTCACAACTGTTTAATGCTATTACTCCAGATGCTGTAGAATATAATACGTAGTAATCTGCTGATTGATTAGTTTCTGTTACATTGTTAGTTAATCCTATATATTTCTCTCCTGCAAAAGATACTGGATTTGTACCTGTATCGTTTAACCATAATTTAGTACCTAATGGTAATTCACTAGCTAATGCTGAACCAGATTGATAGTAATCTATTGGTGTAGTAAAGCTACAGAAGCCACTATTTACTGGAGTTGTTCCTGCTAGAGTCCAGAATCCATTTGAATTACTTACTGGTCTACAATCTTCTATTTGAGTTACTCCGCCTCCTACTAATGAGTATTCAAAAGTCTTAGTATTTGATCCACTATAGTATGCAGTAGATTGAGTTACATCTGATATTGCAAATTTAAATCCATCTGCTAACTGATTAGTTAAAGTAGAGTTAGTATAAATTGTATCTCCATTTTGAGCATCAGCTACTGTAGTAAAGTCTGTAGTATAATAAGATTGACTTATTGATTTATCACAAGCATCTACATTTAAGTTCTGAGCTTCAGTTCCAAAGAACGTATAAACACTACCAGTTGAACAAGCTAATCTAGGAGTTACTAATCCTGTGTTAGATACTGCTGCAATACCTCTTGCCTCAGCGTAACTGCTTGTACCTACCGTAGAAGCTGACTGATGTAGTAAGTATCTCTTATCTCCACCTACAAATCCTTGAGTTAAGTAGACATCTGAGAATATTCTATGACTAGAACCTAATAGTATAGTTGCTAATGGTTCGTCATGGTAAACTGATCCTGTTAATGGTACTCCACAACCCCATCCAAATGTATATCCTTGAGAAATACTTGAACTATACAATACTGGAGGTAAAGTAGGTGTTGGAGTCGGTGTAGCAGGTACACATTGTACAATATTACTAGCTCCTGCAATTAAATAGTAATCACAACCACTACCAGATGTTGCAAATGCATTAGAAGCAGAAGTATCAGAGAATGCATATCTATAACTATCAGCTAATTCAGTAGTTAATGTAGCATTTGTATAAATTCTATCTCCTGCTTGTAGTTGGTTAACAGAACTAAAGTCTCTTGTGTAATAAGTTTCAGTTAATGGTTCATCACAAGCTGTTCCTGTTAATATTTGAGCTGTAGTACCAAAGAATTGATAAATTGAACCTGAACAATTCTGACCTTGTACTGATGGTGTACCAGCATTACTTACTGACCAAACTGCATTATCACTTCCACTAAAGAATCTAAAGAATAAGTTTCCACCTTGTAGAGGACTAGTTAATCCTGTATCAGTATAAACTGTAGTACCTGTAGGCCAGTTAGGTATTGGGTTGTTAGTATATACTGACTGAGTTAATGGTGCAGTACATAATGTTTGACTTGTACTACCAGCACTAGCAGACAACGCATAATATAAGAATGGTGTCGGCGTAGGTGTCGGTGTAGGAGTTGCTGTTGGTGTAGGACAGATAGTTAAATTACTAAATTGACCTGTGTTAAGCAATCCTGCAATAGAAGAAGGTCCAGTTGAACCAGAATTATTTATACCATAATATAAATTATTACCACCTTGATCCCATAACTGAGTTAAAGCAGTATCTTCATAGAATAATGAAGCAGTAGTTATATTATTTAAGTTAGATAACGTACTGTAAGCTACATATGCATCAGTTACATCGTTACAAGCATCAGTTACATTTAAGTGAGCTGAACTAAAGTTGTAAGCATACACTCCTGCTGGTAATGTTGGAGTAGGAGTTGGTGTAGGCGTTTGAGTAGGAGTAGGTCCTGGTGTGCCTGTAGGTGTAGCTGTTGGTATAGCTGTATTTGTAGGAGTCGGTGTTGGAGTTGGTGTCGGTCCTACTGGTGTTGGTACAAATGTTGGTGTAGGTGTAGGAGTATTTAAGTTACAATCAAGACTACTTGTTGTAGCAGTAACTTCAAATACACATCCTGTAAAGTCTAAACCTTCAAAGTAAGGAGGATACAACTTAATTAACTCTACTGTAGCTGTATCATCATCGGATAGATTGAATCCTTGAATTTTATTTATACGATAAAAAGTATCCTTAATGAATACTCTATCGTTTAAGTTTATGTTAAAATATTCGTTTTGGTTAAACTCTAAGTCCATAGTAACTTTATAAGAGTCTTCCCAATATAAACTTTCTATATAAGTAGCCCAATATTCATCATAAGCATTTACTCCACCATTTAAATTATTGGTATCTGAATTAGGTCTATAAGTACTATTATAGTATAAGTTTTTAGAAGTAGAAGTAGCTGGTAATTCATTTACATTAGCAATAGTAGCATAACTACCTGATATTCTTACAGCACTACCAGCATCACCAATAAAAATTCCAGTTAAATCATTAGGGTTAACAGGGAAAGGGTTAGTTACTTTATAACCAATCCTTGGTTTAAATGCATAAGATGTAGTAGCTTTATTCTCTAGTTTGTATAAATGCGGAAATACAAAGTTATTGGATAAATCGAGCCTTAAGGTTCCATCACCGGCTACAGGTTCAGGTAAATTATCTTTAAAAAAGTTACCTCCTAATACTACTGGTGCAAAATAATCACCAACAGTCTTATTACCTAGTGATAAGTTGTTATCTGCTATTAACCTTAAACTACCATACTGTCTGTATGGATCGTTATCTTTAGCTACTTTAGAAAATCTATCTGTATCATCTACATCAGTTATAATTAACTCTTTTGGTTGTTCATCTACTGTATGGTTTATAGATATTCTAGTTGCTGTATCATATTTGTCTGTCCAGTCTTTTATTCTACCACTTCTCATCCAAGGATCAAAAGAATCTATAGAAATAGTTTTAGAATTACCCTTAACTGGATTTAAAACTAAATTAAATTTCTTAATTAGTCCATTTAGTATATCAATTGATTTGATATTGTCACCAAACTGTAATCCCATGTTAACATTACTACCTACTACAGCTTGTGGTGCACTAGTACATTGGAATTGAGCTCCTGAAGCTAATACAGTTAAATCAGCTGGAGAACCAGCTACTCTTTTTAGAGTTACTTTTAACCAAACTTGATTAGTAGAAGAAGCATAAAAAGATGCACCTACAGATAAACCAAAAGTATTGAATCCATCTGCTGAAGTTAATGTTACAGTTTGACTAGAACGTAAAGTACCAGAACCACCAGGACCAGATGTAGATGATCCTTGCATAAGAGATAAAGTTATTTCTGCAGTACCTCCTGAAAATGCTGTAGGGTTAAAAAAGAATATTTGACCACTAAAAGTATAATCACCAATACCTGGTATATCATAAGCATAATCACCAGCATTCCAAACACTTTGAGGATCAGATACAACACTATTCATTTCTACTACCTCACTTAACTGATTTCCTATAACACCAGGAAATGCAATTGTTTGGTTAGTATTTTTTATTACGTTTACTGTAGCAATATTACCAGGTTCTCCAACAATACCTAATCCTTCTTGAGCTTTTGGTAATATATATAAATTTTCAAAGTCACTACCTGTTACAAAGCTACCTGTATAATTATATCCTGCTTGATCAAAGATAACATCTAAAGTATCTTTAACTCTTACTGCTGGTAATAATTGCTGTGCTTGTAAAGGTGTTAAACTATTATCTAATACTGTACCGGCTGATGAACCTGAATCTAAAAATGCAAAATAAGGTAACTGAGCATTTTCTGGGTCTTCAAATCCATAAAAAGCTAAAGGATAGAAAACTGAACCAGATAATAAATTATTATCCCAAGATCCTGTAATGTTAGCATAAGATAAATCATGATCTAAAGAAGTCCAATCACCATCACTAATTAATTTAGAAGCTAACTCATCAGAAAACGTAATTACTTGGTCAGTTACTCTACATTGATAGGTTACAAAGCCATTGGTATCAGTAATAACCTGGATTAACTGGAACTGCCCGTCTAAGACTGTCTCTCCGTTATAAATAACGTAGCCAGGTATACTATTATAAAATGCAGGAACGTCGTTAGTTCCGACGTTGTATGCATGTTTAAAAAATTGATTGTTTTGTTTGGTACCAGGTATGTTAAATGTCTGAGATCCAACTCCAAAGAATTGTCCTATGGCTTGATTCTCTACATTAGAGATATCAATCCTTAAAGGAATGTTTGAATCTAAGTCTAAGTCGTAAGTAGATCCTTCGTATACGACCCTAACAATTAATGCCATTTATCTACCTATTCTATTATTTGCGTACTCAAAAGTAATTTCGTATTGGAAATTCTTCTGTGATCTCTTATTCGTATTGTGAATATATGATCCGTTAGTTATTACTACCGGTATAAAGTTATCTCCTTCTTGTACAAATACTGAAGGTGACTCTATTAACTCACTTATCCACTCAGCATAGGTTTGATCAAGCCAATCGGTAGAAACAGTTATCGAATCGTTATATTGTATATTGTAATAATCTTGTCCTCTTCTGTTAACGTTGTAAGTTGACAAAGCTGAACTATAGTTAACCATAGGTCTTGTTAAACCTTGTCTGGACATTGTTGTAGTTTTTCTTATTGGTAAGTTCCAACCAAAATAATCCCAAAAGCCATACTTATTTATAAATGCAAATCTTATTCTATCATAATTACAATTATCAGCTTTTAAGAAAGTATATGTTTGACTATCTACAGTAACAACTATAGAATCCCATCCAGTAATACCAGTATTTTTACCACCAACAGGAATAGTATTAAATCCTGTAGTTAAAGTATAGTTAGAACTACCACCTGGAGTAAAGTTTACATTAGCTGTAGTTAAACTACCATCATTATAAATTGTTAATGTTTGGTATTCATCTTCAGTAATATATATTTCATTATTTGGCATGTTAGTCAATATATCTTGAGCTTGCCAGTTAAATGATACTCCATTATTAGGATCAACTACACCACCAAATACTTCTGCTACAGTTCCTTGTACTCCTGGATTACCTGGGTTACCATTACCGTCATATAAAGTAACAGAAGAAGATACTGATGTACCATATTCTTCTCCAAATAAAATATCAAAGTCTTGAACTGATTCTACTGGACCTGCATTTACATTTGTTTTCCAGTTTTGATCATACTCAATATAATCGTTTAATATTCTTGAAGGATCAAATACACCAGCAGCATTAGGGTTAGGATATTGTCTAACTCTAGTCAATAAAGTTCCTCCTTGCTTAACATCCATAACATACTGGTACTGAGGTTGACCAGAATTAGTAGAAGTAATCGTATACAGTAAATGTGTATACGTTACGTTAGGATAGCTTGGTTGATTATTTATTGTTATTGCCATTACTTCTCAAATACTTTATCAAATTGTTCGTCTAAATATTTTTCTACATTTTTATCTATGTAGGTATTTAACTTTGTTTCTGCCCAAGCATCATTAATAAATGGCTGGGCTGCCATTTTATACGTTCCATCGTTAACATACTGACCGTAATACAGCATTTCTACACCGGAATCAAATGTGTCTCCGCGTTGTTCTGCATACGTCTTAATACTTTCTTTAAGAGCACCAAAAGGAGGGGGCTGAGGCCCTTTTTTCCTAACTGGTACTAACTGCTTTAAGTTAGCTTCAAAGGCTTTGTTAAACCTTTTTATTCCTTTTTCTAGCTCTTTACTTTTCATTATGGGTTACAAACGTTAGGTGGATCACAATTTAATGAACCTGAGTTTATAAATATTCTTTCTGATGGTAAGTTATTATCTAACTCGTTTAAGTAAAGTATTCCATCTTTAGTAGTACTACCGTGAACATCTCCCATTACTCCATAATATGTTCCTGTTGACCAACTAAATCCTGTAAATACAGCTGGTGTACTAAATGATGAATCATTCCATAATGTTTGACCAATAAAGTCTTCTGCTTTATAAGAACATCCGTAAGGAACTGCTGAACTACCTGTTGGATTCTCAGAAGCAATATATTTTGTTGTAGTAGATGGTATTGCATTACCACAGTTAGCTGATAATACACTATCTCTGTTAGCTATAAGTGTTGTTAAACTTGTACCACTATCTACTGTTGCATCATCTAATACTACTGGCCAAGGATATGCTGGTTTAGGATTTAACGTTTCTATATCACCATAATATTTAGCTCCTGTTTGATCATCTCTTACCCAAGCTCTATAATAGTAATCTGTATTGTAGTTTAATTCTACTGAACTTGACCAAGGATTAATTCCTATAGCTGATTGAGTTACAGCGTTACCCTCTAACATATTAGCTGCACTAGATCCTGTACTATATTCGAATCCATATTGATCAAAGTTTCTACCAGCAAAGTTATCTACTTGACCTTTCATTAAAGAACTACTAATAGTTAAAGCAGTATCTTCTAACGTTTCAATTACTGGGAAGTTACAATCTACTAATGTTAATACTTCGTTAGAAGCACTAAATTGTCTCCATTCTATATCTATTGCTGCATAAGAAGGAGTATCTGCTAATGATTCTGAACCAAATGTTAATCTATAAGCTGATCCATCTGATATTGCTGACCCTGTATATACTTGAGTTAATGCTTGATCACTATATACCTCTTTTCCAACTATTCTTTCTGGCCAAACTGGATCATCGTCAAACCAAGATACGTAAACTGACTCGAACGAAGTAGGTGTTATGTCACAACTTCCTGAAAGCGAACCTGACTGGTTAGTACCATCTATACTAAATTGGAAGTATACAGGTGCTGCCGTTGGGGAAGGCGTCGGAGTTGGTGGTACTGTCGGTAGTGGCGTAGCCGTTGGCGTAGGACTAACTGTAGGACTAGGCGTAGGCGTAGGCGTTGGAACTACCGGGGTAGCGGTTGGTGTACTCGTCGGAGAAGGTGACGGTGTTGGTGTTGGAGGAATTGGAGTAGCCGTAGGACTTGCCGTAGGTACTGGTGTACTAGTTGGTGTGGCTGTAGGCGGTGGTGTTGCTGTTGCCGTTGGCCAAACTTGTGGATAGTCACAATAGTTCCAATTGAAAGGTGTAGCAACTTCAATAGTTGCAACCCATCCAAACACTCTATCTTGAAATGCTTCATTGACCGGAGATAAGTCGGTCATTGTTACTTCGTACACTTGCTGTCTTTCGGCTGGACCAAAATTAAACCAAGCAATAGTGTCGTATATTCTTTGTTCTGTTTCACTTAAGACTCTTACCGGTGATTGATCTTGTAAAGAAGGAACATCCATTGAGTATAACTCAAAAGTTAAACTTCTTACTCTATCTACTACACCAGGACTTGATATAGGTCTTAAATATATATAAGGATAATTTTTATTAACGGCATTGGCATCTAAAAAGTCAATTGTACCGGTATCAAACGTAGCTACAGCTAGTGAAGCATTAGTAGCAGCTTGAAACTGCTCTATAATGTCTCTGTAGGTTAAATTATTTTTAGGATATGCCATTTACTTTATTCTATGTTTTTGAAGCATTTGTTTTTCTAGCTTTTGTACTTCATTATTGTAATCCTTGTCTATTTCTAAATAGTTTACTGCAGTGAGAAAATTTACATCGGTTATACTTCTATCCCCTGTAATCGATAGTATATTGGACTTAGAGAGGTGGTAGATAGTCCCCCACCATGACCAATGGTCTGCGAAAGAAGTGTCATCTGATCCTGTATCATCTGATCCCTCGTCTGCATTGTTATCTGATTCTCCGAATATAGAATATCGGTTGAGTACAGACTTCCTACTGACAAAAAAAAACTGATCGCCCCTAAGAATATATGGGCAGGAAATTGTCTAAATTCTTCTTCTACTTCTTTTCTCTTTTCACTATCGTAATCTTCTACTGTATACCAGTCAAAAACATTCTCTACAGAGTTCTTTAACATCTTAATTTTTTGTTTAACATGAAACTCTAATGTTTTAAATCTATGTGACTTGACCGGACGGTACAATAATGCAGCTATCTTGTGTGCATTTGTTTCAAATTCTTTTGATAGGTTTTCTAGGTCAATGTATTCACCTAGGGACTGTGCTGATATATTACTATATCCGTATAATTTACCATTCCATTCTATAAGTGAATGAAACTCGTTATTGTGATCTGCTATTTCAGAGTAATGATTTGCAAGATCTGTTAGGGAAGATAACTTCCAAGACCTTACCTCTTTTTTGTCTCTCCCGGTGATTGCCGATACAGTATGTACTAATCTACCAAAATTAGAATCCCCTTTGTATCCGTTTAGCTTAACATACTGATCAATGGTGAGATAGTCAGGTAATGTAATATCAAAAGATTGTAACTCCATATTAATAAATATTTATCTTGTTATTTAACGGCCGGGTAGGCCAAATCTAGGTTTAATACCGCTTCTCGACCCGCGGATTCTTATATTTCTTTTCTTAAACTGCTGTACCCTACTATAATTGGCTAGCATCAGACTATCGATATAGTCATCATGAGAACCTGGCAAATGACTAAATGTAAGTTTTCCGTTAGGTGACATTTTATAGCTATAGGTTGTAAACTCTGAATGTAACTCCGGACACAGATCCATAGTCGGTAATTCGATATTTAGATCTTCTATATCACGGATAAGCTTTTGTACCATCTCGGTTTTATTATTTTGATTGGTATGAAAAGGTCTTATACGTCTAAAGTTGGGTGAGACTAAATCAAACATTGCCCTACCTATACCGTTTGTTTCGATATAACCTCCTACTATGTCAAAGTCACCCATTAGTGACATAAATTTTTCTGCTATAGTACCTATGTTTTGATTGTTCATAGCCTCAATCCATCTGACTCTTCCGGTACCATCCATAAGTGTTAGTACGGACATATCATCTGATAGACCGGTATCTATTCCGGCATATACTTGTCTACTTGCTTGACGGTCAAATAAATTCACTACAGATACTTTTTCTATTCCAACAAATACGTCGTTGGCCGAATCTACAAACTCTGCTTCAAACTCCTGTCTAAAAATATCAGGTGGTAAACTCTTTTTTGCTTCTTCAACTAGGGTTTGATTTATATAAGGACATTCCGTCAGTGGAAATTTATCCGATACTACTTCAGGTTTATTAAACCATTGATAGAAATGATTCTTACCTCTTGGTGTAGATATCATAAGACATTTTTTACCAGACGGGTTTAATGTAGGAAGGATTGCCGTATTTAAAGCATTCTCTTTAATGAAGGCCATCTCATCTAATACTAAATGTGTAAACCTAAAACCTCTTATGTTGTCTGGAGAATCTGAAGATAAGAATTTTATAGTAGAACCGTTTACAAATGTTATGGTACCTTCCATACGATTGGAGGCTGAAACTAACTTTTCAGACGAACTCACTATTTGATCCATAACCGATTTAGCTTGAGAGTAAACCGGACTGATCCATCCTCCTTTCTGGTTTTTATTTTTTAACAGCCAATATAGCAGTAAATTTATTCCTAGTAATGTCTTACCTGATCCTCTAGGGGCAGCTACTACTCCGAATAATTCTGACGAACTCAAATATTTGTCTATAAACTCTTTCTGTTTAGAGTAGGGAGTGAATAAAGTGATGTTCATTTTTTGTACAAATAAAACTTAACCTTACTATGATATCCGTTTATGGTCTCAATTAATTTATATTCCGGAAAGGTTTGTTTAATGTAAGGAGTAAACTCTCTAGACTTACAATGTTTACTTCCTTCTTCGTTTATATCTTGTGCATAAATAAGGACGTATTTACACTTACTAAATAATTTGTTTAGGTAGGACTTAAAAATTGATTCTTCCACCAAATGGTACAAGACATCCAAACTTAATCCAAGGTCGGCCTTCTTAAACATTGTCTCCCTTGAAATGAAACGTTTTGCCGTATGATCTTTAAATTTATGTATACATCTATTACGAGCAGTTTTACTTACGTCATACCCGGTGTATTCAATTTTAGGATTAATTAGTTCTAATTGGTTTCCGTCTCCATGGCCATAATCATTGATAGATTTTATTTTATATCTATCTATTATGTCATTTACTATAGAGGCTTTCAGAGAGGCTGAGTTACCATAACTACCATTACCACTAGTACCTCCAGAGGCATATCTATCTTCCCAGAAGGTCTTTGAATTAAACTTCTTCACCAAACTGTATATTATAATTTTGTACCTCGGCCTTAATTAATTTTCTTTCTATATCCCTACCGGTATACTTCATTATCTGATCTATAGCCCTTTGTCTAATAGAAGGGTTAGGATCATTTAACAATTCCCTCAATTGATTGGCTGCCGGTTCAAGCATTTGTTCTAGTTTGTTTTGCAAACCATTCTCCCATACTTCCCTTGCCTGGGTAAAGTACTGGCAGTATTGTTGTTCGGATTTATCGCCATATAGTGTGTGACACATTCGAACCCATTCTTCTTGACGTATTGGAACTTCAGCATTATACCTCAAATCATAAGCTTTCATTATTCTATCCTTAGTCTCCCTTTCGCTAAGCCTGTTTCCTGCCATAATTATATCATTATATATTCATTATATAAATAACTTAGGAGATCAAAGATTTCACTATGCATATTT